AAACTTATGGCGATAAGCTCATGGAATTGATCCCAGATGGGGTCAAAATGCTTAATAAAATTAAGTTCCAGGGCAAGGATAAGACACCTGGTAAATAATTGCCAGTTCCGCTAGGTAACTAACGGATAAGAATTGCGGAAAAAAACGTGGATATCTTTATAATGTGGTGTTATAAAGACAATACGACCGGAAGTTTAGAAGTAACGCTCTAAACACGGGCAACGACTAGAAGGTGAAACTAATGGATTCCTCTCAACTCTCTAAACTCTTAGCATTTGTGATTGGTGATGGCTACATTACCAAGTCTGACGCATTTGCTGTTGAGCACGGAAGTAAGCAGAGGGATTACTTAGAATGGAAACATTCTTACTTAAGCAATTTACTTGGTATATCTAATAAAATTATCTCTAGAAAGAAAATTCTAAACTCTAAAGAATTCATGAATCACGGATTCGAATTTCGTTTGAAAAAGAATTTTGATCTAGGGGGGATTAGAAAAGAAATATACGGTAATTCAAGTAAGAAAAACTACTTTAAGATTTTAGATAAGTGCACAGATTACGATCTTTTACTAGCCGTTTGGTTGGGAGATGATGGTATGGTTAGAAGAAGAGTCACCAATGGTGTCACTAATTCTGCCGGTTTAGACATAGCTTCGTTCGATCAAAGTGAAGAAGAGAACTTAAACCTCGTAAAATGGTTCACTGATAAAATCAAATTGACCCCTAAAGTCAAGAAAATGTTTTCATCTAAAACGAATAAACATTGGTATTATATTAGCTTTTCTCAGCACGATAGCATGGTTCTGTGGAATAGAGTCAGAAAAACTCTGATCACAATTCCATCAATGAAACATAAGTTTAGGCACATTGAAGAAAAGTATAATCGATGTTATTCACATTTAGAATATAATCCTTCCGCGAGTCCGCAACGACCTACTAACAAAAAATATACACTAGATGACGCTGGGTGTTCTTTAGAGGAATTAATTCAGTCGTATCAAAGTTTAAATAGTGCATATAAAGTTGCAGAGAAGTACAAAATATCTGCCACAGCAGTGAAACGAATGCTTAAAGAAGCTGGAGCGCTTAGGGCTCAAAGTGGATCTGTTGTTGAGAGGTCGAATATATAGTCTGAACTCACAGGTGACTGTGAGATTCTGGGATTTATCGTTCCAGAGATAACAAACTGAATTTATACCACCAGCCAATCATTCTCGGTTAACTTCTAAGCCGAGACTAAACCGACTCTAATTGACTTGGAAGCCCTGAAGAGGGTGACAGGGCGGAAGCGAAAGCGCCGTGAGAGACTAAACGAGTTGGCAACGAAAGTTGATGCGATAGTCCGATCTACCGAAATAACAGTATGAAACGGTAGAGGTTAGCAGAAATGACTAATCTGTTGGGAATTTCCCAATGATAACAGTATGTTAGAGCACGGAGTTACGTTCGCAAGTTCTGATGATGATGCCTTGACTTGTTGAGTTGAGGGCCTTATACTGGTAACAGTATAATGAAAATTGAGGAAAAAACCTGGAAAGCTAAAAGAAAGATACGATGAAAAGATTTGGTGTTATTTATCTAATCACTAACAAAATTAACGGTAAAAAGTACGTTGGTCAAACCAAACGTAGCGTTAATCGTCGTTGGTGTGCGCATAAAAACAACAAATCTGGACTTTTAAGTAAAGCATTTAAAAAATACGGATTGAATAACTTTATATTTGAAGAAATAATTTCTTGTTTTGACATGGATTCTTTAAATTTTTATGAAAAATATTTTATTGAATACCACAAAGCGATTCGACCGAATGGATACAACCTGACTACAGGCGGTAATAATTATACATTCGAGGAATCAGTTAAACAAAAAATGAGAGATAGAAAGATAAACAAAGAATCTACCAATCATATTGTTGCAGTTAAAGCAATAAATATTGACTCTAAAGAAGAGTTTATCTTTAATTCATTTAAAGAAGCATCTAATAAACTAAATATATCAAGAAGTAGTATTTTAGTTAGTTGCAAATACAAAGTCGTCCGTAGAGGTTATATGTTTGAGTATCTTACTCATGCTAATCAGAGCGGAAGTTCGAAAGAAATCTTTGAACACGCGCAGAGACTAGAAGGTGAGACTAAAAATGTTAATAATCCTTCCACGAGTCCTCGATTTCCAAAAAAATACCATGTTCTCTCTAAAGAAATTTTAGAGTTAGCTAGTATGAATAAAACGCCACATGCTATTTCTAAATTGCTTGATTTGGATAAGACAATGGTTGGTTATTTTATTCATTGTTTTGGAAAATAAGATAGTCCATACCAATAGAAATATTGGACTGTGAGGATAAAGAGCCTCACACGGGAATAATCCCGCTAATGTCAACTTACAAGCCCCAGTTTCTGGTCAAATCCGTGACGCTCAAGTCAAGGGTTATCCAGCAGTTCTACGTTCCGTTCTCGGTTACGTAGCTGCTTCCCGTGCTGCTCTCGGTGGACAAAAGGCTTTCATGGACGCCACTAAATACATTGTGGCTAACATGCTTCGCTCTATGTCTAAGAAGCTCGAAATTGAAATGCTCTATGGTCAAGTTGGCTATGGCGCAGTTGCTACTGGTGGTGTATCTGGTACACAAATCACCATCGCAACTGCTGAATGGGCACCTGGAATCTGGGCAGGGGCGGAAGGAATGCCAATCGAAATCCGCGATGCGGCAGGATCTACCGTTCGTGGACAATTCAAGGTTGTGTCTGTGGACATGAGCACACGCGTTCTTACCCTCGACGCCTCGGCTGCAACTGCTGGTGTTCTTGCAACTGACATCATTTGGCACAAAGGCGCTTACGGCAACGAGTTCCCTGGGGTTTACAAAATCCTCACCAACACTGGAACTCTCTTCAACATTGATGCTGGTCAATACAACCTCTTCAAAGGTAACTCCTATGACGCATCTGCCGCTCCGCTCTCCTTCACCAAATTAGGTGAAGCTGCAGTTCGTGCGGTTGAAAAGGGACAAGAAGGAAAACTCCTTGCTCTTGTTAACCCACGTGCATGGCAGGATATGCTCTCTGACCAAGCTGCTCTTCGTAAATACGACGACAGCTACACCTCTGCAAAGATGGAAAACGGCGCTCGCGCGTTGCTCTATCATGCTCAGAGTGGTGAAATCGAAGTTGAAGCATCTCTTTACGTTAAGGAAGGTCATGCTTTCCTCCTAAGCCTCGAAGATTGGACCCGTGTTGGATCTTCCGACATTTCGTTCAAACGTCCTGGTCAGGGTGAAGAGTTCTTCCGTGATCTTGAGAACAGTGCTGGTTACGAGCTCCGACTCTACACCGACCAAGCCCTCTTCTGTCAAGCCCCTGGTCGCAACACCCTCATCACCGGCATCGTAAACGGATACGTCGCTCCTTAATTTGTTGAAAACATACGGAGGGGTGGGATTAACGTCCTACCCCTCTTTTTTTTGTTCATAATTATTGAAAACATATCGCACTTAACGTACACTGCTTACTAATATTATGGCCAGACCAAAAGGTATTCAACAAAAAAGAAACGAGCAGAAATACACACTGCCTGCGGGTGTCACGTTAAAACAACCACAACCAGAGATCTACAACAAAGAAACCAAACTAACATTCTGCGATTCTGAGTTTGGTGAATTCGTATCCACATTTCGAGCCTTACAACAGGCAAATGCAAGCACCCACCCAGAAGCTGTTAAAAAAAGAAGAGAAGCTACAAATCTAAATAAATACGGAAGTCCAAACGTGAGTGGTGTTGCTGAATTTCGTAAAAAAGCACAAGAAACGATGAACGAAAGGTATGGGGTTAAACACGCGCTACAAAACGACCTCTTGTTTAAAAAAAACAAGGATACACTTTTAGCTAATCATGGCGTTAACCACCCAATGGAAAGTTCATCCATTAAAGAAAAACAAAAAAATACCCTGATGACGAATTACGGGGTGACAAATCCAATGCATTCAGAGGAAATCAAACTCGAGTTGAAAACAAATAATTTGGTGAAGTATGGGGTGGAAAACCCCGCAGTTCTTCCAGAAGTTAAGCTCAAGTGTATTACCAGTTTATTGAAAAATGGTTCCGTTTTTACATCCAACGGTGAATTACAGATTAAGCAATGGCTAAAAACCATTGGAATTGAAGCGGAATCTTCTTTTATTGGTGGCGCTAATCCCAAACAGATCGATTTAAAAATTAAAGAAAAGAACATTGCAATAGAATATAATGGTTCTTTTTGGCATTCTGAATTTAACAAGAAAATGTACCCGCGTTATCATTTGGAAAAAACTCAACTAGCCAACCTAAATGGGCTAACATTACTACACATATTTGATTTTGAATGGGAAAATCGCGGTAATCAGGTGCGTTCTTTCTTAAGATCTAAATTGGGTAAAAATGAAAATTTTGTCCACGCGAGAAAATGTGAAATCAGAACCGTATCCAAAGACGAAGCTTCTTCATTTTTAGAGAAGTGGCACATTTTAGGTGCTTGTAATTTTATTGAAGCATTTGGGCTATATCATGGAGATGTTTTATTGTCTGTGATTACCATTGGGAGACACCACAGGAACAACCGGGAGTATGTTTTAAGCAGATACTGCACAAAAGAAAACTACACTGTTTCCGGTGGTGTTAGTAGATTAGCCAAACATGCATCTAAAAAATATGGTAAATTGGTTACTTGGGTTGATCTCAGGTGGTCAGACGGTGCTTCTTGGGTTAAAAATGGCTGGGAATTAGAGGCGGTTCTGCCCCCAGATTACTTTTATTATGACTCTAAATCAAACAAAACGGTTTCAAAACAATCCAGACAAAAAAATCTCGTGAATACCCCTGTAAATATGACGGAACACCAACATGCCCTCGAGTCGGGCTTATATAGGGTCTATGATTGTGGAAAAATACGCTTAACCTATAAAGCTTAATATAACATTATAACTTGTTAACAACTATAGAAGTATGAGCGTAATCATAGAAATACAAGGAACGCCAATAGAATTTCCGTCCACGGGGGAATCTCCTAATTGGGCTCCTGCTGTAATTCAATTTGCTCAGTCCGTTGAGGGTGCTCTTTCATTGGTGGTAAATGCTAGTGATGTCCCCCCTCAAGTTCAATTTATAAGTCGAGATGGGACCGCTGGCTTCCGCACCATACAAAATTTAGAGTTTGATTCTGGTGTGGTTAGAGCTGCTTACATCAACTATTCGTTGTTTTTTCGACAGAATCCCGACGAGACCGGCATCATCACATCTGAATCTGGCACAATGACTCTTTTATACAACGGGACAACTTGGTCACTCATACGGGAATTCGTTGGAGAAGCTACAGTTAATGGTGTTTTAACCGACTTTGATGTCAATGCGAGCGGACAAGTTATAATTAGAACTGGTAGTTTGGTTGATTATTCAGAGGCAAAAATTAGTTTTTCTGCAAAAACTCTACCCCAAGATCAATAGAGGATTTAATGGCTACTCAATTTAGAAAATTTATAGATGGAATCCGGGTTGTTCCAAAAAGCACAGATTTAGCAAGCCAAACCGGTGATTTAGAAGTTGATTCTGTTACTGGTAAACTGGAATATTTTCAACTTTTAGATAAGTCTCCAGTCGTTACTGAAACCCACCAAGCCACTCTTTCCAATAAAACACTAGATACTCCCGTTGTAAACACATCCATCACCGGTGGTTCGAGTTCTTCTCTAACAATACAATCTGCAACAAATAGAGATTTGGTTCTACAATCCCAAGGAACGGGCGTGGTTACTATATCTTCTTCTAGTTCGGATGGCGTTCAGATTGAAGATTTAAAAATACATAATAACACTCTCACTGGGGGCTCGGCGTCCGATTTAACAATCCAATCGAACACCAATACTGACTTGGTTTTACAATCTCAGGGAACCGGTGAAGTCATTATTGAATCTTCGGGCACCATGGGTGTTGTAATCGAAGATGTTGCGATTTCAAATGCTCTTATTTCAGCTTCAAATTTAACTATTCAATCAAATACAGACACAAATCTAACACTAAGTGCAGAAGGAACTGGAAGTGTTTTGATTGAAGATATTGAGATCGTTGGTAATTCAATCACCGGTGGTGCTAGTACCCTTAGTATTTCCTCCCCTCCCAATTTCGGAATATCGGTTACTAGCCTTGGTACTGGAGGAGTCTCTATATCATCTAATGATAGTGGTGACATCACCATTACATCAGGGGATTCTTCGAGTTCAATTAACATTGATGACTTGATTGTAAAAAACAATACTATCACTAGTTTAGTTGGAAATAACCTTGAATTATCCGCAGGTGGTCAAAACATAGTCCTTTCGGCTTCCACTATAGATGTAAATAGCCGAATTGTATTTGATCGGGCTTCTGACGCCACTTCTAGTGGAACCGCGCTTCCTCAAAAAACGAAATCTTTTGTCGATTTAACTGGTTCAATATCAACAATAGATACGATTCAAGCTGGTTTTGATGGACAATTTTTGGTTCTATCAAATAGATCTGGTTCAGCAAAAACTATTAATAACGAGATCGGCACTCCGACTAATGATAGAATTTTGACGGGCACTGGAGCTGCCTTAACTTTAGAAGACAAAGCTTCCATAATTTTGGTTTACAATGAAACCGAACAAAGATGGATGGTTGTTGGTGGATCCGGTGGTGGGTCAGAATCAACAATCGATGGCGTTGCAGGTGAAGCAATAACTACAGGCGACTCAGTTTATTTGAGTAACCTAGACAACAAATTCTATAAAGTTGACGCTGGTAGTGATTCTGAAATTGAGTATATTGGTGTTAGCTTAGATACAGTAGGATTAAACGGTGCCCCAAGAATACAAACATCAGGCGAAGTTACAGTACCCAGTGCTTCTATCGTCGGTGGTGCGTTTACAATAGGTAAGCCCGTCTATATTGATCCTTCACTTCCAGGTAAATACACATCCACCGTCCCTACTTCAGCGGGTCAATGGATTATTCAAGCTGGTATAGCTACTTCTGCAGTTAAAATGGTCATCA